AAAATCGTTGACGGGTGGACGGTCGGAATTGTGTAAACAATTATGACAATTTAGTGAAAAGTTGCACGGTTTGGGGTCGGGTCGGGAAATTGTCGGAAAATTAAAAACCGTAACGTGTTTCTTCTATATAAAGGTGATTTTGTTAGAACTGAATTGTGTTAATTGATTGGTCAATTTGCATAAATTATTAAATAATCTTTCTATTCTGAAAATTAGCCAAACCGTTGTTTTAAACGTTTAAAAGTAGTATGATTAAAACAAAAACGGCATTTTTAGAAAGGGGTTAGCTATGAAAATTTATGATTGTACGGCGGATTGTTTAGTTGATGATGTGTTATTACATCATTATGTGAAAGCTAAAAACGAGCGGGACGCGTGGTTGAAAGGTTACGTGTATTTTAATTTTCATTGTTCCGTTGCTGATAGCGGGACGGTTGATTGTAGACGAGTGACAGATTTTAGTAAAGTTACTAAAGTTTATTAGTGAAAGGACGGTAGCAATATGAAAATGATTTATAGTGATAGTTTAGATGAAATGGTTATTTACGGCTTTTCAATTCGTGGCATACATTATACATGGAATGACGACGATTGTGTTTATTGGTCGGATATAACCGATGATGACTATTATTTTGAAATTCCAAAAAATGCTATTATTGATAGATGAAAGGTGGTAAATATGTTAATGACGATATGGGGATTAAGTAAACAAGCGCACAACGATTTAATAACATCGCTTGGTGAATATTACACGAAAGTCGATGATGTAGACGACAACAACGTTGACGTAACATTAAGAAAAAGTGTTATATTAAAAGTACATATTGACACCGTAACACTTGATTTAGGCGGGCGACTTGCTACACTTGACGCGAACGATTTTCATTATATAGCTATCTCATAACAAATACGGTGTGCTATCGCCGAAACGGGCAGAAAGTGAGGGAATATGGATTTAGTATTAAACCAAAACGTAACTATCAACGACCCCGAATTAAAAGCGGTCACAAACGAAATCAGAAAGGCGGGCGCTAACGTCATCGGTAACACTTTTAAAATAGCCGTTCTTGTGGCTAAAGTAGAAGATAACGAAATGTATTTAGCCGATGGTTTTAATGACGTTTTCGATTATGTTAAACAGTGTTTCGGACTTGAGAAAACAAGCGCTTACAATCTCATTAAAGCGGGGCGTGAGTTTATAACCGAAATCGAAAGCGGTAAAACAACCAAGTTCGAAACTCTATTAACACATGGGGCTAAAGATTATTCTATTTCGCAAGTGTTCAAAATGCTACCGCTTGGAATTGAAAAAGCTAAAGAGTTGACCGAGGACGGCGTGATTGACGAAACAATGTCGTGTAGGCAGATAGAAAGGATAGTTAAAGAGAACACCGAGGGAACAAGCGCACGCGGAAAATCCAAGAACGAGCCCGAGGACGAGGACGAGGACGAAACCGAGGTTAACGACACGTTGTTAATAAGTTGGGACGAACTGCCCGACCTAGCAAAAGCATTTTTTAGCGACGAATTTGATTTAGAGGGAATTTCTCGCATAGAGATAGCGGGTTTCTAATATAAAATATTGCTGACCTAACGGCGGGACGGGGAGAAAGTAGGTACAATATGAAGTCATTTAATTTCACACGTAAAGACGAGATTAACGCGGTTTCTGCTACACCACTTCAGAACGCGAAAAACGAGGTTGTAACCGTTAAAGGCGTAGCAATTTCCACACGACCCGACGAGAAAACGGGCGAGGAAATTACGGTCGGTTATCTTGTTACCGAGGAATACGGAACGATGACAACTATTTCGAAAACCGCTTTACGTGGTATTGAGTTGTTGGTTGATTATATGACCGACGAGAATTTGACCGAGTGCGCGGTAGCAATCAAGGCGAGCACTTCCAAGGGTGGGCGCGAGTTCCTCACAATTGAAATCAAGTAATAACCACACATTACGCGGGGCGGGTTACATATACCCGCCCTATTTTAAACGGGGGTAATACAATGAAAGTGTCGGACGTTTTAAATATGCCATTAAATAAAATTATGTCTATGTCCCGCGAGGATTTAGCGACGTACACCCGCGCCCTAGTTCGTGAAAGTAACAAACGATTGACAAACATGAAAAAGCGAGGAATAACCACACCCGCCACGGCTTTTATAAAAAAGCACGGTGGGAAATTCTCGTTAAAAACTCGTAAAGGGCGTCAAAAAAACGTGGCAGAACTACGCGAGGAATTTCAACGGGCTAAAGGCTTTATCGAGTCGGAAACCTCAACGGTTATGGGTTTCCGTTCGTGGGAAACTAAAGTAGCGGACACGTTGAAAACTAACGCGGGGATAGATTATGACTCTTTAACCGAAACGCAAAAACGCCGATTTTGGCAAGTGTACGCAAAATTAGAAGAAACCGACCAAGCTAATGTGTACGGCGGAAATTATAGAACCTCGGTTAGAGAAATTTACGACGCGGTTAAAAGCGGGCTACGTAAAAAAGATATTGACACATTCGTTATCGAATTAAACAAAAATATATATGAGTCCACCGAAAAAGATTTCGATGGCGTGTTTACTTTATTCGATTAACGGGGGTGTTATTTGTGTATGATAGCGAGTTTAATTATTATCAGCCCGAGGAAATAGAAACCGTATTAAAAATGGTTGTTGACCGTGGGAAAGATAAAATAAATTATAGGAAAAAGCAATATTATAATATTCCGTGCGCGTTCGATATAGAAACAACATCAACATATTTAAACGGCGAAAAAGTCGCCTTTATGTACGCATGGACGTTAAATATTAACGGCACGTCTATAATCGGCAGAACGTGGGAACAATTCGAAATGTGTATAGAAACAATACATCAAAAACTATACACTAACCCCGAGCGAATTTTTGTTATATACATTCACAATCTTGCGTTCGAATTTGCCTTTATCGGTCGTCGTTTTATATGGGAGAAAGTCTTTAGTATAGACACAAGAAAACCCATTTACGCCCGCGATGTTCGCGGAATAGAGTTCCGATGTTCTTATTTATTATCGGGTTATTCACTCGCAAAAGTTGCTGATAATTTACAAACGTTTAAAATCCGTAAACTTGTCGGCGACCTCGATTATAATAAAGTACGTCATAGCAAAACACCGTTAACTCAAAAAGAAACGCGTTATTTGATAAATGACGGTCGTGTTGTGGTTGCGTATATATCCGAGGAAATAACACGAAATGGTAATATTGCAAAAATCCCGCTAACTAAAACGGGTTATGTTCGGTTAGCGTGTCGGCGTAATTGTTTTTCTAAATCACATCGCGAGAAACACGGTTCGAAATATCGCGCCCGTATTAGAAAACTAACGTTAACATTAGAGGAATACGACGTATTAAAAATGGCTTTCGCGGGTGGTTTTACTCATGCCAACCCCTTTTATACAAATAAGATTTTGCATAATGTAAAGTCGTTCGATTTCACGTCGTCATATCCCTAGCGTTATGGTTGCGGAAAAATACCCCATGAGCGCGGGGGAAAAAATCGAAATAACGACCCGTGAGGATTTTCGATATAATATCGAAAATTATTGTTGTGTGTTTGTTGCTAGGTTCACGGGCGTACATAGTAAAATCATGTTCGATAATCCCATAAGCGCGTCGAAATGTTATAATCTTGAAAATGCCGTGTTAAATAACGGTCGTGTAGTTTCTGCGGATAGTTTTGTATTAGCTTTAACTAACGTCGATTTCCTCGCGTATGAAAAATTTTACACTTGGGAACATGTCGAAATATCAACATTTTACCGATATAAAGCGGACTATTTACCTCGTGAATTTGTTGACGCTATATTAACGTTTTACGAGGATAAAACTAAATTAAAGGGGGTGAATGGTAAAGAGAGCGAGTATTTACATTCAAAAGAAAATGTAAATTCTTGCTACGGTTAGGTATGTGTGTAACAGATATATTGCGCGATTTAATCACATTTAGCGAGGACGAAATGTGGGGCGTTTCCGAGGTTGACCGCGAAAGTGAAATAGAGAAATACAACAAGAACCCGCAACGTTTTTTATTTTACGCGTGGGGAATTTTCGTTACGAGTTACGCCCGTTCAAATTTGTTCTCGGGAATTTTGTCGTGTGGAAATGACTATATTTACGCCGACACGGATAGCTTGAAAATATTGAACTATGAAAAACACATGGACTACTTTAACCGATATAATGAGAGGATTTCCGAACGTTTAAAAAATGCGTGTATATATCACGGTTTTGACCCCGCACGAGTTAAACCGCTAACGGTTAAAGGGAAAGAAAAACCGTTAGGCGTTTGGGACGATGACGGCGATTATTTAGTGTTTAAAACGTTAGGTGCTAAACGTTATTTGTATTTATCCGATGATTTCAACGAGGAAACGGGAAAATATGACCGCAATTTACATATAACGGTAGCGGGTTCGAATAAGAAGAAAACCGCAAAATATTTAACCGACAAATACGGTAAATACTACGCGTTTTATATGTTCAATAATAATTTATGTGTACCCCGAGGGTTTAGCGGTCGTACAACCTCATGTTATATTGACTATGAAACAAGTGGTCAAATAACAGATTATAACGGGGTTGTTGGTGATTTCCACGAGTTGACAAGTGTCCATGTTGAACAAACCGAGTATAATTTGTCAATAGCTAGCGCGTATATTAAATATTTCTTGGGAATACAAAACGAGGACTAATAATATGAAGAAAGAAAAATTTTATTCACTTGATAAAATCAAGAAACACAACGCCGAATATAATTTAATCGTGGGCGAACGTTCAAACGGTAAAACCTATTCGGTGAAAATGGAAATGTTAAAGAAACACGCAAAATCTAATGAGTTAGAACAATCGGCGTTAATTCGTCGATGGGACGAGGATTTTAAAGGCGTGAGGGGTTCTAATATGTTTTCTGATATTGTGGAAAATGGCGAACTATTAAAACTATACGGTGATAAATACGATAATATCGTTTATTATCGCCATGCGTGGTATTTAGCGAAAAAGGACGAAAACGGGAAATCAATAAAAGCACCCGAACCGTTTTGTTTTGCTTTTGCCCTCACCGCGATGGAGCACGATAAATCGACGAGTTATCCGAAAGTAACAACCGTATTATTTGACGAGGTTCTGACCCGTAAACAATACGTACCCGATGAATTTATTTTGTTTATGAATTGCCTTTCAACCATTATCCGAGAACGTGACAACGTTGTTATTTATATGTTGGGTAACACGGTGTCGCACTTCTCACCCTATTATAGTGAAATGGGATTAAAGCACGTTAGGCAGATGAAACAAGGCGATATTGACGTGTATAAATACGGTGAAAATGGTTGCAAGGTAGCCGTTGAGTATATCGGCGAGAGTAAATTTTTAAAGAAATCAAACAAGTATTTCGCGTTTGATAATCCCAAACTAAACATGATTAAAACGGGCGCTTATGAATTGGACGTACACCCGCACTTGACCAAGCGTTTTAAACGTTCGGAAATCATGTTTATATACTTTATTAAATACGAGGAATATTTGTTACAATGTGAGGTCGTACAATCTGACAACGAAATATTTACATACATTCACGAGAAAACGACCGAGTTAAAAGACGTTGACAACGATCTGATTTACACGACCGAGATAACATCGAAACCAAACTATCGTGTTGGACTTGTGAAACCTCGCGACAAAATCGGCGAACGTGTCGCATATTTCTATAAACAGAATTTAGTCTTTTATCAAAATAACGAAATCGGGGAAATTGTAACAAATTACATTAAAGACACCGATGGCGTTATGATATAAAATTAAGGGTGCTACGATGTGTAGCACCCTTTTAATTTAATCAAAATCGGTTAATGCGTATTGTTCGATTAGTTTCATGCAATTATCAACGTATTTCGTTGACGTACAATAACCATCGGCGCGGATTTTTTCAAGATAATCACGGGGGGTAGTTGCGTCTTTCAAATTGGCGTAACGCTTATATTGCAAAAACTGAAAATGACCGTTAATCCCCGCGTAAATATTCGGGTATGTTCTGAAATTATCACGAATACTCGTTAATGTTCCCGCTGTGTATTCTTCTTTAGTTGCCATATTAACCGAACCACCTTGCCACGTTGAACCGCATTTCATACCAAAATAATTATGATATTTTTCGGATAAAAGCGAGCGCCCGTAATTGCTTTCAAGTAGCCCCATCGCTATAATGGCGCTAGGATATTTATAACCGTATGCACACGCGAAAGCCCTAACCAACATACCGAAAAAATATATAAACTCTATTCGTCCCATATTTAACCCCCCAACTTATCCGTTAATTTTTGCAACGCCACGGTGTTATTATTCACCGCGTCGGTCATTCGCTTGCTTTCCTCGTCGTGTTGCGAATTGAGTTTTGCTATTTTCTCGTCGTTTTTATCTTCCCTATATTTAACGTACCAACCACACATGAGAAAACAAACAACGGGAAAACCTACGGTCGAAATAAAATCAGATAAAGCGTTAAAGTCCATAATTAAATCTCCTTTCTTTTAAACGTTTGAAATTATAAAATAACACCGTTTCGCAACAATGACATTATTTCGTCGTGTTCGGGTTGAGTCGCTGTGGTTTTCAAGAAACAATGTTTAACTTTTACATAACCCGAGTGATTTCCTAGCACTATTGTTTTATTAGCGGGGAAACCGTAAAGGCTACTATAATTATTTGCGTCGTAACCGTGACGGCGACCAATAATTAAATACGGTTTCTTTTGCCCCATAATACCCGCATTAGCGGATATATTACCCGAGTGTGAAACGTGGAACATTTCACGGGTTAATGTTTGGGTGGCAATCTGCGCACCCGCCATAAGTCCGAAACCGCCACCGCTCGCGACGGATAATCCCGCCGTGATACCACCAATTAACGCGGTTAACATACCCGTAGCGTTTCCACTTGTTAACGGGATTTGTTGCGAACAATTACCGCTATATGTGTATAAAATCGGCGCGTTTGGCATGTCCTCGGCACGGGTCACGCTAACGGTAGCCAAACACGTTCCCGTGTACACATCAATTTTATATTTAACGTTTATGGTTGAGTTCATACATTCGTTAGTATCGAGCTCGACTATCCCAATAAACGGCAAGTATAAGTGTAATGATGTGTATGGTGCGTAGTCAGTAGCGTTAAATTTGTTTTCGGGTATGCTAACCGAGCCACAATCGATAGTAGTAAACTGATTAGAAACCACATTAGCACCTACGCCACTATCAAGGAAACCAAGTATAATATTATGACGTCCGCTCGTGGGCGGTGTTGCATAAACTTGTATTAAAGAAATAACACCGTCTAACGGGTTCTGCCATATATCACGGATTGACGCGATTATTGAACTATCCCACAAATACGCCCCGAGGGAATTAAGTTCCGACGCGCTAGGATTGTAAACCGTAAACAATCTATTGCTCGCCACGGTGTCGGGTAGTGGTACAATAGGTACTATGGGCGATGGGGTCGGGTCGGGGTTCGGGTTAATTGGGTCGGGTTTTGGTGTCGGTTCTACGGGTTCGGGTATCGGGTCGGGTTCGGGTTGTGGGTCGGGGTCGGGTGTTGGTGTTGGTGTAGGTTGTGGGTCGGGTGTCGGTTCGGGTAACGGAAAACTAGGATTTATCACGGGAATAATAACGGGCGCGGGTTCGGGTTGTGGATTTTGCGCGGGTTCTTGCGTTGGATATGGGTCGGGTTCGGTTTTTGGATATTTAACGGGGTACACGGTCGGCAATTCCGTTGATGGTATTGTAACGGGATATTCCCACGGTAACCAATTAGGATAAATTTGTGGAATGGGTCGCCCGTCGGGATATGTGGCATATGGTTGCACTTTATCGGTATTATTAGCCTCGGCGTTGATAGCCGAATAAACAGTATAATCCGAACTGTTAATATATTGACCCTCAAACATGGGGGCGGACACTAAATTGTATTGTATTTCAGAACTTTCAAGTACAATCGGTTCGTCGGGATAACCACTACCGCGTGTATATAAAACCGTTCCCACATAAACTCGACCTAAATCAATCGTATTATAATCATTGTTAGAAATCCATATACTTAATGGCGACGAACCGCTAAAACTTTCGTTTCCGCTATATATTGAGATTAGGCATATTTTATCGGGAGTATAATACTCGTCTATAAATGTGGCTATTTGCCCTCTAACGGCGTCAATATCAATAGCACGCGCGTTATTAGATAAAGCGCACGCGAGTAGTTCCGTAGGTGACGTTCTACCCGTAATAATGCTAGTCCCCGTTTCTTTATATTCGGGTATTTCATAGGTAGGAAATAGTTGCGCATTTAAAAACGCGGTTTTAAATATTTCGATGGTTTCCTCGTCAAAATGTATGTTGTCACCGTTCCAATATGCTATAACTTTTCCGCCTATTGTTTTACCCGCTCTAACTAAAGCGTTAGAAACATCGGTCCAAAATTCGGGCGCTAAATTATAAAGACCTACACCCGCGAGCACACCAAGCGCGGGCGCTAAAGCTAGCCCAACCGTACCGACTTCAACCGTCATATATGCTAATCCCGTAGTCGTTGCGCCCGTAGCCCCCGTTTGAACCGCGACACCTACGTTATTAGAAACGCCGTTTCCGCCGTTTATTACTTTAAAAACAGCGTCGCCTATTTCGTCGCCATTATCGGCAATTACTTTAACAACGTTTCCCTCGATTGATTGACCCCCTTGTATTACATTTTTTAAATATTCCGCAAAATCAATAACACTAGGCATAATTTAACCCCCCGCACATATTAAAATATACGAACCGTTTTCGTTTAAACCGTTTGGAAACTCTTTAACCTCGTTATATTTTCGGGTGTCCATAACAAACGAGCCATCGTCTAAATATAAATTGGCGTTATTCTCGTTTTCGGATTTGTCCACTATAACCGTGGTAGCTAAAATGTCAGTCAAAAATGAAAATAACACATCAACACTAGCCGTTATTATCCACCTATTATTTGACACGTTTTTTATATCGTCTATGAAATAATAGCGGTTAAACTCGGATATATACATATAGTTATAACCAAATTTAACGGGGTTCGTTTTTTCTATTTCTATAACTACGTTCATAGCCGATGTGGGCGATTTTATAACACCGTCCATAGTGAAACGGTTGGCTATATAATCGGATTTATTAACACGGTTACGTTCTGCCGTACAAGTAAATAAATCTATTTGCATAGTTACCACCTTTCAAACGTTTGAAACAAAAAGCCTAGTTAATTATTAACTAGGCTTTATTTTAATTAAATAGGGTTTTCAAGTAACATTATATAATCGACGGTCGTGTCATATAACCATTTTAACGGCGAGTCGTAAACCGTACCGCTTTCGTTATATAGCGGTACTTTAGAAGTAACAGCCCATTGCGTGCCACTATATGTTATTGACATATTATCGTCATTATAATTCTTATCGCCGTTGTGTATAAGTGTTTTGATAAGAGTTTTCATCTTAATTTTACCATCAGAATATATAATAGAATATATATCAATCATAGCTTCGTTTGCCGATGATTGAGGATTAGTTTTAATCTCATAACCCTCAACGCCCGTCCCGATATATTCTTTAGACATGGGAACATAATAATTAAATTCACCATGAATTCCGATAATTAAACGGTCGTTCTCATAATCGGGGGTGTATGAACCACCCCCGCCACCGCCTACCATTTCGCCGATGGTTGTTACATCGCCGTTTTTCTTTCTAAACGGAAAATTCCAAGGAATAGGAAACATATTGTCACCCCCTTTATTAAGCTACATAGAACACAACAAAATTCTCGTTTGTATCGTTGAAATAGCCCGCAAAAGCGTTATAAAAATAATTCCAAAAATCAGCTTTTTCGTTGTAGTGTGTTCTGACTTCTCTATCGAGATTAGAAACGCCAAGGGCGTCACGGTCAAACATAACGGCGAGAATACCCGACGCGTTAATATCGTGACCGCTAGCTGTCTTTATCTTTACCGCGCTAGTGTTGCTAAACGCATAATCCGCGCCCGTGCCCTGCCAAAATGCTACACTATCACTATTCGGAAGTGCGGTATAATCATTATGGAATGTATCGGACTGAAGGTATACATTAGCCGCGTTTTTAAACTCGGAAAGCATAGCAACATGGAGTTTCGACGCGGGTGTAAAACGACTTTCACCACCGATATTAAAGAGGTTAGAAAGCACCTTAATTCTATCCATATAATTAGCCATTGTATATGTGGCAAAACGGATAAATTCGGGGTTGGTTATTGCTTTATCTGCGGTGAGTTCTGCGTCGTATTTATCATTATAAGCATAAAGAAGATTAACGGCTTTAACACCACCCGCGCCCGTATATGTTCCCGCGGGCATTTCGTTATAAAGTGTTTCACCAATCATGTTATTGATTGTGCGCATAATAAGCGCGTCGAGTTTAACAGTTAATGATGTTTCGATGGCGTTCAGTATCATAGAAAGGAAACTATTTAACTGTGTAACATTATCGAAACTTGATTTAACTTGCTTGCGTGTAATTGACATATCAATTTCGAATGTGACACGCTTGTTCCAAAACTCGCCGTAAACGTCGGGTGCGTGGAATACATTAGGGTCGTATGACTGACCGTCATTTAACTGCCAATCCTCATTTTCTACCGCCTCGGGGATACGTGTTGCGATTTTTTCCATAATCGAACCGTATTCCCAACCGTCCATAAGTATCTGCGGTGCGCGACCCTCATATTTACGGTCAACGAACACAACACGCCCGATATGGTCAGGGAGTTTTCTAACGTAATTATCGAGTCCTACAACGTCCTCGAATTGCTGACCGAGTTCAACAATGTTCGATAAATCCTCGGCAACTACAATACTATCGCCCAACATTTCGCTAGTGATAGAGTTCATAATCTCATAAATCTGTTTTACTTCCATATTATTATCCTCGCTTTCTTTTATGAAACAACATCAAGAACGGTTGCAGTGTTGTCGTTTTTAACATGAATATGTAAAGTAGCGCCAACAATAACGATTTCGGTTGTTGAAATAGCCCAACCGAAACAAGTGACGGGTGAAACGGGCGCGTCGTTATACACGCAATTATGCGCAATTATAGGCTTTCCGCTTTCTAACGCTTTTTTCGCAACGTCCCAAATACCCGCAATTTCCTGTGGGTCAGTTTCGGTGAGTTCCAACCCTTTACAATTAACCATTGTATAACCACCTTTTAACATTTTTATACCTCACTTTCTTAATAAATTGATAACGTTAATATAGTGTCTATATCATTGAAAACGGAATTAAAATAAAGCCATTTCCGTAATTCAATTTCAGATTGTAACATCTGTTGGCTAGTGGTAACACCGATATTGCCCGAACGTGTTAACGTTCTTTCACCGTCTAACGTATCGGTAGTGTCGTGCGTCGTGGTGTCCGTCATGTTTCGGGTTTCGGTGTTGGTGCTATCTTGTGTATTTTGGGTATTATCGGAATAATCCGAGGAATTGAAAGCACTAACCTCGTTTTCCGTGCTACCCTCTAACGCGTTAACGTCCGTTCCCGTCATTGTGAGGGTGTCACTACCCTCGCGTGTAGTTACGTCGTCGCGTTCCTCGTGCTCGGTCATGCTATAATTTTCTATCGGATTATATTCTGTGTTGAACGCGTCCCACAATTTTGACCATTTATCACTAAACATGGTGTAAATGATACCCGCTAATTTGGAGCGGGTTTCGGCGTCCTCGCTTGTTAAAAACTTGTGAACAATCGGCGAAATATTTTTATCGCCACTATGCGAGCCGTGATATGCCATATTTAAATTTTTGATTAAATCGGCGTCGGTTTCCTCGCCCGTTTTCCAAGGTACGCTAAACGCGTTTAAATCCGTGAAAATTCCGTCACCCATTAACCAATCTTTAAAAACGTCATTTAGTTTCGTTAACGTCATCATTTTCTTTCGCCCCTTTCCCGTTAATATAGTTATACTCATTTTCCAAACGTGTGGAAACGTCATCATTTTCGGTTTCCGTTTCGGTTTCGCTTTCGGGGTTTAGTGTTTCGTTAAAGTTGGTTTCCCATATCGATGTTAACTCAACGGATATGTCTAACCCGAAACACTTATTAACGTTTTCGATACATTCAACACGTGAGTTATACATGTTTTGTATAAGCGGGATTAAAGCGTCACTATTTTGGTTGACCTCGCCGTTGCTTATGCGTTCGCGTTTCATGTTATAATTTGCGTCGAGTCCGATTTCGTTAAACCATGACGCCTTTAAATATTGTTCATACTCGATTAAATCTTTCATGTGGTTGTTGGGGTGTTTCGCGTCGTGATAATTAACACCGTCAAAAAATGCGGTTTCACCAATAACGGCGTTTTCGCCGTCCTCTAATCGCTTTAAATAAAGTTCGGCGCTAGCTTTAGTTTTATCATCGGGCGCACCCATCGTTAACAATGCACGCAAATTTATATCGGAAATACGTAAACTAACGGCGTTTTCAACGAGTAATGACGCATAGCGGGTATATAAAGGCATTAACCCCATATATAAACTATCATTACGAATAATTGCGCATTGAGGTTGTCCCGCGTCGGGTTCGTGCGGGTAAATTCTATATGACCCGTCTATACCTAAATGTGGATTAGCAAAAACAAAATCGACGGGTTCATAATATGCGTCACGTTCACCGCCACGTCCACCCGTCACGGCGTAAAATCCTTTAGACGCATTATCACCTTTATAATCGATAATAGAAACATACCCACGTGTTTGGATAAATTCTTCTAATTTACGTTCGGGTATTGTTTCGGGTAGGTTGTTATATTTAAACATAGGAATAGTTTTGTCTAACATATAACGAACGTACTCAATCATCAACTCGCGTTTAAATTCAAGGGTCTTAAATTCCCTATATTTTAAACATTCATAAAAATTCGTACTATCCATAAAATAGCCCTCATTGTGTGAAAATATTTACTATTTCAATTATATAGTAAATGTTATATAATAATTAGTCAACCATTTTTTAATTTTCCGACAATTTCCCGACCCGACCCCAAACCGTGCAACTTTTCACTAAATTGTCATAATTGTTTACACAATTCCGACCGTCCACCCGTCAACGATTTT